TGTCTATAATCATGTAGATGTGGTAATATTTTTTTTCTGATATCAATCAAATTTTTACGAATAGTCTGTTCAGAACACCCCATTTTATCTGCTACTATACGATTACTTTTTGTTATTTGAAAATCAGTTGAATATTTGTAATACATCAACCTTATTTGGAATGGAGGCAATTCTCGTATTTTTCTCCAAATTCTTGTTTGAAATAAAAATTCATCTTCGTTCTCTATCCAACTATTTTTATGATAATACAATTCGTTGTATATTGTATTTTCAATGAGATAATTATCGAATCCAATATATATTGGGTTCAGATAAATATTGTATAATTTTCCTTTTTCTTTTGAATCCATCTTTTTTTTGAAATATGTTTTGGGTAACGCATTTATTGGCATTAAACTTCTCATACATAATTGTAATCGATGTTTCATATAAAGTTCTATGTAATTGATAAAAGAATCATTTCCATTATATTTTTCGATTCCTTCATATAATCCATGTAGTCCATATGATATTATTTCATCTTTTTTTATATGATAACATGGTTGTTTATAACAACATTTGAAATGAATTGCTTTTGAAGTAGCCCATCCTTTATAACTATGAAATAGCACGTTGTTTATTTTTTCTCGCATTTCAATGGTTGTACCCGGGTGTTGAATAATATATTTGATTTGTTGTTGTGCCATCTTAGACAATTTGGCATATGATAATCTTGTTATAAAAAATATGTAAATGTAAATGAAAAAAATCATTCTTTTATTTACGGTCAGTCTGATAATCTATATCAATATATATTTATACTATTTTTGTAAAATTATGTAATTACATAGTTTTACGCTTGGAAAATTAGAAAAATCGAAAAATAAAACGGGGTCACTTTTAAAAAATGGACAAAAATAAATGTCCAATTTTAAAAAGTTAAAAATAGTTTTTACAAAAGGTCGTTGGAAACATGGTTTGTTACTGAAATGCTTTGGTATGTGAAAATCCGCGAAAAACATGGCTGCATAATATTTTTAAATAATTTTCCGTGAAACTACTGAACGGCATTTTTTCTGTCTCCTAAAACGGCATTTTTTTGAAATGAAAAAATGCCAAAAATACAAATTTACAAAATTGTTACTATATATGCTTTGTAATATCATTTTTATAACGATATTTGGCAAAGCATAATTTAAAAGGATTACAATGGATTACATTAAGGAGACAAAATAAAATGCCAAATGATAATACCAGCCAATTTTGTTTTCTTATATTCAAAAATGGCATATACACAGTTTACTTAATAAATATTTATATAAAACTATGTAATTAAATAGTTTTACTTTTAGAAAAATCGAAAAATAAAACGGGGTCACTTTTTTTTTTTGGACAAAAATAAATGTCCAATTTTAAAAAGTTAAAAATAGTTTTTACAAAAGATGTATAAAATATGATTTGTTACTGAAATGCTTTGGTATGCGAAAATCCGCGAAAAATACGGCTGCATAACATTTTTACATAATTTCCCGCAAAACTACTTAACGGCATTTTTTCTGTCTCCTAAAACGGCATTTTTTTGAAATGAAAAAATGCCGAAATAATATTTCTGTTAATATGGGCACCATGAATGATTTGACATATCAAATTTATAATATTAATTTACAAAGCATAATTTAAAAGGATTACAATGGATTACATCTAGGAGACAAAATAAAATGCCAAATGATAATACCAGCCATTTTTGTTTTCTTATATTCAAAATTAGTAATTGTTCTTAATTATATTGTATATATTTTATATATTTATATAAAACTATTTAATTACATAGTTTTACTATTAGAAAAATCGAAAAATAAAACGGGGTCACTTTTTAAAAATGGACAAAAATAAATGTCCAATTTTAAAAAGCTGAAAAAAGTTTTTACAAAAGATGTATGAAAATACTATTTGTGACTGAAATGCTGTGAAATGCGAAAATCCGAGGAAAACATGGCTGCATAACTTTTTACATAATTTTACGCATATTCGTCATATCGGCATTTTTCTTGTCTCCTCATATTGTATATTTAGGAGACAAAAAAATGCCAAAAAATGCCGAAATATTTACATGCGAACCTTGTGACTTTAAATGCTGTAAAAAAAGTAACTATACCAGTCATTTATTGACACTGAAACATAAAAATATGAAAAATGATGACAAAATGATTACAAATGATGACGAAAAAATGCCGAAAAATGCCGAAAAGAATTTTCACTGCAAATGCGGTAAGAGTTATAAACACCGTCAAGGTTTATGGAAACATTCAAAAACTTGTAATGAACCAAACGATGAACCTATAATAGCAAACGAAATAACAGATTATCCTGTTAATATGGCTTATATGGAACCAAGTCATATTCTTGAATTTATCAAACAAAACCAAGAATTCAAAAGCATGATGATAGAACAAAACAATAAAATATTAGAGCAACAAAATAAAATAATGGAATTATCGAGTCAAGTAAGTGTTATAAACAATACAACTAATAACCACAACACAACGAACAATCAATTTAATTTGAATGTATTTTTAAATGAAACATGTAAGGACGCTATGAATATAAAAGACTTTATCGAGAACCTACAAATCCAAATGAAAGAATTAGAAAACGTAGGAAAAAATGGGTATGTTGTAGGTATTACAGATATTATTTTGAATCGCTTGAATGAAATAGATATCACAAAAAGACCATTACATTGTACAGATTTGAAACGCGAAACAATGTATTTCAGAGACGATAATGAATGGAATAAAGATACCGAAGAAAAAACGAAACTGAAACAAGTTATCGGAAAAGTGGCTAGTAAAAATTATAGAAAAATACCAGAATGGCGAAAACAAAATCCAGAATGTAATATAATCGAAGATACAAAATACGAATTTTGTATTCAATTAATGCGTAATTCAATTGGTGATGTAGATGAAAAACAAGAGAAAATGACTGATAAAATTGTCAAAAACATTGCGAAAAATGTATTCATCAATAAAAATTCAGTCGAAATGAAAAAATAATTATATTTATAAAAAGGAAATAAACATAAAACTACTTAAAGTATAAAGACAAATACTATGTTTACTACTACCAATGCTAATGAAAAACCTCAACAAAAACCCGAAAACGAAACAGACACCATAAAAGAGCAGGCAAAATATAAAAATATTATAAATTTGAATACAAATAATAGTGATGAAGTAAATTATAATATGATTGATAATTTACTCGAAAAAGAGAAACAACATAATAAATCAGAACCGTGGAATAAATTGGACAAGACTGTGAAAATCCAAAAACTACACCAATTCGCAGAGAAATATGGCAAAGAACATGGAATACCGATAAAAGAGATAAAATCATTGAAAATGTTTTTCAATACATGTTTAGATAATAATAAATTACAAAAAGCGAAGGATGTAGTATTCGAGAAAGATTCGCGGGATATCAGTTCGATACCGGCATTGTTTTTTAATAATGTAACGCATAATTTCACGCTGAGGATTGTAGATACAAAACGAGTTTCGACATTGAAGTCTTTGACGCCGAAGCGAATTACCGCAAAAAATAAAGAGGATAATGGTGATGTTTAGTGTTTTGTATATAAATAATGTGATTGATTTACATTATTTATTTAGATAACCTTACGACGTTTGGTTCTTTTATGTTTTTTTGTTTGGTTGTTTTTTGTTTTTTTGTTTCGGGTTATTTTGTTACGTTTATTTTTTGTTTTTCTTGATGGTTTTCCACCAGAATTGCCGGTCATTTCAGTATCGTCTTCTTGTTTTTCAGTTTGACTTGATATTTCTATTAATTTATTGTAATCGTCTGCTTCGATGGTATCTTCTAATTCATCTAATTGTTCTTCAGCAATATCTTTCGTACGGGTTTCAGCATCAGGTGCAGGAGCTATTGTTACAGAAAAATTATCTTCTTTTTCATATAATCTCTGTCGAATAATTTCTTTTGGTGGTGGTGTATTTAAATTATTTGATGGGAGGGCAATATAAGCAATATCTTCAGGTGACCTATCAGTTTTAGAACCAACTATCCATGATTCTCCTTTTGCTATGTCTTCCGCGAATTTTTTTACATCATTTTTTATTTTTTCTGCTTCTGCTTCTGCATCTGAATCAGCATCTTCTTTCATTATGTCATCTCCTTTAGCCTCCTCTTTTTCTTCCCCCTCCTTAATAATATCTGAATTTAAATTAGTTAGAATATACTGTTCAATTCCCTCTTTTAGCTTTGATTTTTCTTTAAGTATATTTGTGATTTCATCTTTATTTGTTAGATCTGGTCCTTTGTATGATTTGTATGATTCGGAAAGGCTCTCTTGTAGTGACAAAATAAGTTGTGTTCCGTATGGAGATGCTAAATTAGGATTTTCAATTATTTTTTCATAATTTTCTTTAATATATTTATATAAATTATTATAATTATCATCATCATTTGACTTATTATATGCCTCAATTGATCTTAAAATAAATTTTAATAGATTTAAAGGTTGTTTTGCTTGTTGTCTTCTTTCGTATCTCTCTAATTCAAGTTGAGTATTTTGATAACTAGGAGCAAAATTATTAAATAAAGCGTTAAATTCAGTTAACAATTCTTCATATGAAGATTCAATATGTAAATCATTTACATATTTTCTGTTTAAAGTAGCTTGAACTTTAATAATTTGTATTAATCTGCCTTTCAACATCTCGATATATCTACCAATAATTCTTTGAGCTGGAATAATAGATTTTTGAATGACAACAGTTAAAAAATATAAAACAATTTTTTTTAATTCTAATTGACCATCATTATCAGGTGGATAGACTTCACCTAATAATTGTTCCATTGAAGAAACAAGTGAAATACCTCTTTCTACGGTCGATGCTATTTCATCATCATCACTCACACGTGTTTTAATTAATAAAGGATAATCTTCTTGTATTTTTTTTAGAATATTTCTCAATCTATTTTTAAAATTTTCAAATGAATTATCTACTTTTGTTTTTATAAATAATAATTGAGGATTCATACATAATTCTTTTAATAATAGACAATAATCATCATCGATTTCCAATTCAATTTTTTCAATATTATCAATGAGATATATTATTTTGTCTTGTTTTGTTTTGGCAGCAGCATTATATTCATCGTCATAAATTTTACGGTAAGCACAAGTTAATATATCATTTAATGCGTCATTATCAAACCCATCAATCCCACCCATATCAAAATATTTTTTGTTTCTAGCTATCATTTCAAGATTTGGAGTAGTATTCATTTTGGATTGATTATATTCAATAATTATGGCTCGAATACATTCCGAAAGAGAAGTTTTTTTAGGTTTTATCATAGACAATATTTCAACATTTCTATCTGGACTTAATGAACCGAAACCGGTTCCCGCTAAGGAACTAGGAGCTTGTCTTGTGGAAAATCCATTTACAAAAACATTTCTGTAAGTACAGCATACATCATTTGATAATAAATTGACAGTTATTCTAAATATTTTTGCTAATATTTTGACAATTTCAATTGCTATTCCATCGCCAATTGTTTTGCCGTATAAGATATGACAAAATTTAACAATTGGTGTTATATCATCATCTAATATTAAAAGAGAATCCGAAATAAGTTTTGGTTGTGTTTTGGATGATAAACATCGGCGTTTAACACCATATAATGCTTCTGTAACTTGGTCGGCAGTGATTTGACCTTTTTGTATTGAAAAAGTAGGCTTGCCTTTATTGGAATCCATAAACATATGTAAAAGATATGTGTCATCCGTACTATCGGGAAAGAATAGTGGATTTGTTTGTTTTTTATCATTTATTTGTTTTGCCAATATTTGAGCAACAACCTCATTATTCATGCCAAAACGAGAAAAATAATCACCCATTTGCCCAAATATTCCTGTTAATTTTTCTTTTGTTAATTCACTATTTTTTATTACAATAGTGAAAGAATTTGGAAAATAATTACTAAAAAATCTACATAATGGCGATTTAGGACCTGTATCTCCATTTGGGTCTTCTGGATTTATATAATTATATCCATTGGCATCACTAATTATATTTTTTAAAAGACAGAAATTATCTTCAATATCATTATTTTTTATTAGTGGGATGGCATTACTGCCTAAGTCAAATTGTGTGCTAGCACTTCCTTTTAACATTATTGATACATTTCTAGTATTGTCAGCATTGACACTATCGTTTTTTGGCTCTTCACCCCTATGTGTTTCAACTATTGTTAAATCTATATCTTTTTTCTTTAAAGAAAGTTGTAAATCTACTAATTGTTTGGGTTCTTTAGTCATTGAACTTGTGTAAGGAATTCGTCCAAAATCAGATAGAAAATTTGGGTCTAAACCTTTTAAAATATTTTCCATATTATTTTTGATAGCACTTTGACTAGTAGACTTCCATCTATCGTCTCTGTGTATATATTCTAAATCAGTATTATTAAGTTCAACAATCTGATTATTTATAAAAACATGTTTTGTATAATTTTTAAATGAACTACAATATTCTACTAATGGATTTTTATCGTATTTACTTCGATTCAAATCATGGTCAGCATCGTAAATTTCTAATATAGTTTGTGTTAGCGCAAATTTTTTTAATTGGTCTTCATCAAGATTACATGTATCTAGTATATCAACACTATTTTTATCACAAAGGGATTTAATTTTTTCGATATTGAGGTCGAATATTTCATTTTTTCTAATTTTTTTAGAAACGGCAGCATCAGCATCAGCACCAACGTTAGTGGGTACATCAGGAACAACTTTGCGTTTATTATCTCCAAAAATATTACCCAATGGGTTTCGAAAAGAAAAATTCATATTTATATATATATAATCTATTTTTTTACTAAAATAAACATTACGTATTTCATTACATTTTTTACAACAACATAGATTTGATTTACATAACGAAAGGAAGAAATGATGTTATCTTTTCGATATTTTTATTAATATATATTATATATTAATTTTATAATGAGTTCAGACCAACAACAACCACAAGAAGAAAATCCCCTCGACCGATTGAGACAAACATGCGATAAAATATTTAATATAAAAGAAGAAATTACACAAGACGATACAAATGTAGAAAAAATCTTATCATCAATAGACTCCGAAAAAAATAATTCTTTAGAAGATTTTTTAGTCAAAAACTTAGATAAAAAAACACACAATCTTAACGATAATATAGAAAAAATCAAAATATTATTGAATTATTTGAAAGAAACAGCAATAGCAGCATTTGGTACACCACATGATTTTCATACGAAACTTTTAACAAAAAAACTTTATGAATATTGTAAAGAAGTTTATTTAAAGAAACACGAAGGAAAGATAGATAGAGATTTTATAGTTATAGTTGAAACCAAAATTGAACAAGCATACAATGTGGCAAACACAGAAAGATTAGCTGAAATATGGGACGAAGCTAACGATGCGGTTTTTGACTATATAAACAACAAATATAATATAAAATTACCAACCGCTTTTTTACATGAAACAAAAAGACGAAATGATAATGATGATGATGATGCTAATGCAAATGCGGTCGATGATGGGAGAATTAAATCTGTTTTAGAAAAATTAAATTTAAAGGACGCAGAAGGAATTCGGTTATTTATAGATACCGCAAATAAAGCAATGTTATCAGAATTTCATAATTTAAACGGTAAGTTAGTAAAATTAGATGAAACGGTTGCTGTGATAGATGCTGCTAAACAACCAACACTAAAGAATGCTCAAAAAGTATATGATAATGATTTAACAGAATTTCTGGAAAAAGAGCCAGTATGTATAGGAGATATATGTTTTTGTTTGAGAGAATTTATTCACCCTTTAGAATATCTTGAAGATTTTCCTCTAGACGATTATCCTATAGTAATTTTTAAAGGTGATAAACCTATTATGTATTGTCAAAAAGAAGCAGGAGTAACTATATTAAGTAATTTATTAGAATTAATTCCAGGAGCTGAAAAATATGGTTTTAAAGGAAGGTCAAAAACACAGAAAAATATATTTAAATGTTGTTTGTTATCAGATTCGCTAGACAATAAAATACCGGTTGAAATAGATGAAAAATTTTTTGATGAAAATGAAAATATAGAAAGTACAAACCCAGAATTTCTGGAATTGTTAATAAAAATTCTTCTAATATGCAAAGCAGCAGGAGATAAATGTCCTATAGATTTTCTTGACATTCTTAAATTAATTAATCCAGATTTAAAAGGTTGGTTTATGACAGGAGATAAATTAGCAGCAAAAGCATGTAAAGAATTGACAGCATACAACAGACCAAACGGAAGAACAGATTTTTATATACCACCATATTTTTTACAAAACCCAGATGAAGAATTAATAAAAAAATTATTTAATTTGAAAAATTCTCTAGATATGATGAAAGAAAAAAAATATATGGTTAAAATATTTGATTATATAATAAAGTTGTATGATATTACAGATATTAATAGTCCAGCTACCAAAATGGCATTATATATGATTATGTTAGCAGAAAAATATAATGGAAGAATTCATGAAATGAATAAAAAAATAAATGAATATTATGATAAGTTAATGGGTTTTATTGATGATTTAGAATTAGAAATCGTAACAGATGAATATAAAGTAAAAATACAAACAGTAGAAATACCAGAAATTATGGAAGAAATGCGGTCTGATATACCAAAATTAACTATAACCGCTACAGAAATAGAAAATGTAATATATTCTAAAATTGACGATATACCTACAGGTTATGACATAGACTTAAATAAAGTCTTCGATGTAGTATCGAGAAAAAATATTGTTCGAAAAATTATAAAATATGATGAGTTACCAGATAATACTTTTAATATGAACAACTATGGAAATATAAAACGTGACCCCTCAATAAATAAAACAATATATTCTAATTATAATCCGCCCCAATATAAATTTGTGAGTTTGGGTGTTTTTAAAGACCCAATATATAATGATAAAGGTAAATTTACCAGTGAATATTATTATTATAATATTATACAGATAGAAGATACAAATAATAAAAATAAAATTATACAACAATTCGCAATAGAAGCTGAAACTCCGAATACAAAAGAAACTACGAAAGATTCTAAACCTACGAGTGACACTAAGAACGGTCGTGTTATAGAAGAAAGTATAGTTTCTGGTCTTCCTGAAATGGATGGAAAACTTATTATTATAACCGATGAGGTTAAAGCAAAATTTGAAGATACTTTTAGAGAAGTATTAGACCAATATACTATTGTAGATTTTTTAGATTATATATTAAGATGGCCAAACAATCGTTTTATAATTCCAGTACAAGGTAGAGGAAGAACTAACGTAGTATTGATTGAGAACACAATAACATTTTATCAACATATAATGACAGCTTTATACATATTAATTGATAATACTGGCGCAATAGAAGACAGTGACAAAAAATCGCAAGTTATTCAAGAAGAAGTATTTGATATATTATTAAATTTTGTTAAAAAAAATATTGATTTCTATAAAAATCATGTAAACTACAAAATTTTGGAGGGTTTTATTTTAGACAGAGTATTAGGTTTTGAATTGTTTACCGGAGAATTCGGTTTTGAATTGTTTAATATAAGTTTTGATAAAAAAATATTTTCGAAATATTTAAATGAAAATGATGACAATCAAACTAATACGGGGGAATCATGTGTTTCTGCGAAAACATGCGCTTCTGTGGAATCATACGTGTCTGATAGGTCAATTTATACAATATTTGGTCAAGTAACAAAAGAAACTGTTGAAAAACATGGACGTAATATGCGTACAAATAATACGAAGAATGAAGGAAAAATGATTGATGATACTAATGGTGATGATAGTAATGGTGACGACGATACCACTTTTGTTCCACCAGAATATAGTCTAGATAGTAATAATGGTTCAACATGGCAAACAAATGATGGTTTTAATAGTCAATATTCATTGAACGATGAAGCAATGAACGTTGTTCCAACAAACATAGACTCCCCTATTTTTGACAAGGTAGTACCAAAGGTAGTACCAAATGTACTACCAAAATACGACGATTTTAGTCTAAGAGGCATTCCTAAAAAAGAACAAGAAATCTTACGTTCTACACAGAAAAATTTATTCCCAAAAAATTTATTCCCAAATATAGAATTATTATCAGATAATGTGACTAGCCCAGTTAATAATGATTCAGCCAGTTTTACAATGAACAATAATGATTCAGCCAGTTTTACAATGAACAATAATGATTCAGCCAGTTTTACAATGAACAATAATGATTCAGATGACGATGATACTACCAGTAATAAAAAAAGACCCGAATTTAAAGAAGAAAGAGAAGCAGAAAAAGCAAGCCCACCTCGCAGCAAGTCTAGAGGTGGTTCTAAAAACATTACAAAGAAACACAACAAAAAGACCCGGAAATCTCATCGAAACAAAAAGACTAAAAAAACTCAATCCAGAAAAAAAAGATATTCAAAAAAAAACAAATATAGAAATAAATCCACATAATAATCTAACGAAATGTCAAATACTAGTGATTCTGAATATATACAAGAAACTGAAACCGAACCAGATTCGATTTCAATATCAAACACCGAAATATCATCTACCAATGATGAATCAATCGACGAATCAATCGACGAATCACTTCCAATAGAAAATGACGATATAATAGAATTGACTATCGACATTTTTGATTTATTAGATGAATATCATACAACCCATATTCTAGAAATTTCATCGCCAAATTATTATAAAAATGCTATCGAAAATACAGCTAATATTCTTATCAACGAATGGATAGATTCCGATATATGCGACGATGATGATTTTGATGATGTATATGAAGAATTAACCGAACTAATCGAGTCCACATTAGAGATTTTTATAGAAAAAAGTGGGCATATTCAACGCTCAAAAAAATATACAATAGATACTATCAATAATCCGTCATCAATCGATATCCCCTCTATCACAACCAAAATTCAAGAGTTACAAAATATTCCTCAACCACAACAAAAAACAAAAGAATGGCATGAATATAGATACAATTTAATCACCGCCAGTAATTTATGGAAGGCATTGGGGAGTGAGGCTCAAGTGAATAGTCTTATTTATGAAAAATGTAAACCACTGAATCTAAACGGTACCGATTATAACTATACAAATACAGACTCCGCATTACATTGGGGTGTAAAATACGAACCAGTTACTGTTATGGTATATGAACATATGTTTCAAACACGCGTCGGCGAATTTGGTTGTATTAAACATTCAAAATACCCATTTATAGGAGCAAGTCCAGATGGTATTAATATCGACCCCCAGAATCAACGATATGGGCGTATGTTAGAAATAAAAAACATAGTGAATCGCGAAATAACGGGTATTCCAAAAGAGGAATATTGGATACAAACCCAAATTCAAATGGAAACTTGTGAATTAGAGGAGTGTGATTTTGTCGAAACCCGATTCTTAGAATATCCAGATGAGTCCGCATTTTATAATGACGAAACTCATGAATACAAAGGAGTGATATTGAATTTTATTGAACGAACAACAAATAGTGTTACCAAAAATACGAATCCCGTATATCATTATATGCCCGTAGATGTTCCCTCCGACCGTGATACCATCATGAAGTGGATACAAATCACAAAGGACGAATTCCGCAAAAAGGGTTTGGTTTTATATTCAACGATTTATTGGTATATGGACCAATTTTCGTGTGTTTTGATACCACGAAATAAATTATGGTTTGAATTAGCAGTGCCGAAAATAGAATCCGTATGGCAAACAATCGAAAAAGAACGGGTAGATGGTTATGAACATCGTTCATCAAAAAAACGCGTGCCGAAAATCAATGTGGTATTGTCATCAGATAGTTCAAATTCATATATGATTAATAATTTAGTTTTAACAAATTCGGTTTGTTTAGTCAAATTGGAGAATTAGAAAAATACGCATTTTTACGCGGTTTTTCAAACTAATTATATTGTTTTTATCAGTAAAGAAAAACAATATAAAATCTACTCAGTATATTATTCAATTAGGCCAACATGGAATCACCTAAAAACACATCCACTCTATCCGAACAAGACGAAATGTATGTAACAAAGCGTAATGGCCAACAGGAAATCGTATCTTTCGATAAAATACTGAAAAGAATAAAAAAAATAGGACAGGAAGCAAATATCAAAATTAATTTTACTACACTGGTTATGAAGGTGATTGACCAATTATATAATGGAATTTCATCCACAAAATTAGACGAATTATTGGCAGAACAGTGTGCGTCCATGGCATCGATTCACCCAGATTATAACGTATTAGCAGGTCGTGTAATAGTATCCAATCACCATAGAAACACATCGAGTTCGTTTTTTTATGTTATGTCGCAATTATATAATTATCAGGATAAACATGATAAGCATTCGCCAATAATAACAAAGGAATTAATGGATGTAATTACCGAAAATGCTGAGATGTTAGATAATTTATGTAATTATGAACGCGATTATTTGATAGATTATTTTGGGTTCAAGACATTGGAGAGGGCATATTTAATGAAAGTCGATAAAAAGACGATTGAACGCCCACAACATATGTGGTTACGTGTGGCGATTGGAATTCATGGTAATAACCTAGAAAAAATATGCGAAACCTATGAATATATGTCACAAAAATATTTCACGCATGCCACGCCGACATTATTTAATGCTGGAACACCTCACCCACAATTATCATCGTGCTTTTTACTTTCATTAGAACAAGATAGTATCGAAGGTATTTATAATACATTGAAAGATTGTGCTTTGATTTCAAAGTGGGCAGGTGGAATAGGGCTTCATATTCATAATGTTCGTGCGTCTGGTAGTCATATTCGCGGAACGAATGGTGTATCGAATGGAATTGTGCCTATGTTGCGGGTATTCAATAATACTGCAAAATATGTAGATCAAGGTGGCGGTCGGAGAAATGGTAGTTTTGCTATTTATTTAGAACCTTGGCATGCAGACATAGAAATGTTTTTACAAATGCGTAAAAATCATGGAGATGAAGAATTAAAAGCCCGAGATTTATTTTATGCTTTATGGATACCGGATTTATTCATGGAACGTGTGAAAACCGACGGAAATTGGACTCTAATGTGTCCAGACGAATGTCCAGGTTTGAGTGATGTATATGGCGACGAATTCAAAGAATTATATACAAAATATGAGGAGAGTGGTAAAGGGCGCAAAACATTCAAAGCACGCGAGTTATGGTTTCAAGTATTGGATTCTCAAATGGAAACAGGAACCCCTTATTTATTATATAAGGATGCTTGTAATAAAAAATCGAACCAGAAAAATATTGGCACCATAAAGTCGTCAAATTTATGTGTAGCACCAGAAACAAAGATATTAACCGATAAAGGTCATATCGAAATTAAAACATTAGAAGGTCAATCCGTAAATGTTTGGAATGGTGAAGAATTTAGTAATGTACAAGTATTCAAAACCGGAGAAAACCAAGAATTAATAGATGTATATACAAGCGATGGATGTAAGATAAGTTGTACAAAATATCATAAATTTTTTATTCAAAATAGTTATTCGACAAAATCAATTGAAACCGTAGAAGCAAAAGACCTTAAACCGAATGATAAAATAATAAAATGTGAATATCCAATTATTGATGGCGCTGAAAAAATGATATATCCATATACTCATGGATTCTTTTGTGGTGATGGAACATATTCAAATAACCATAAAGAAAATGTACGTTGTAATTTCAAATGTATGGATGGTCGTTATTATTGTAAAAGACATATTGATTTTGAAACAGAACATAGTATTCAAATATTAGATAATGATGAAACAATAGAAAAAAATAGATGTAATGGATTATCATATGTAAAAAAACCAATTATTTATTTATACGATGAAAAGAAAGAATTATTGAAATACATGGATTATAGAACTACAACTGAAAGTCAAAATAGGGTTGTTTTACAATTACCACTTGATATTGAAGAAAAATATTTTGTTCCAATGAATAATTCTATCAAAGATAAAATGGAATGGTTTTCTGGTTACTGTGATGCGGACGGGTGTATCACAAATAATCAAAATAATCAACAATTACAGATTTCTAGTATTAATAGGGAATTTTTAATGAATGTAAAACTAATGTTACAGACATGTGGTATGAATCCAAAAATTAGACAAATGAGAGAAACAGGTACTAGTTATTTACCAGATGGAAAAGGAGGATATAAAGATTTTGTAACACAACCATTATTTAGATTATTAATTACATCATATGATTTAGTAAAATTGGTAAAATTAGGGTTTGAACCAAAACGACTTGTTATAAATGAAAAAAATTTACCAAATCGTTCGGCAAATCAATTTATAAAAATCGAAAAAGTCCTAGATGAAGGTAGAATAGATGATACATATTGTTTTACTGAACCAAAAAAGAATAGTGGCATATTTAACGGTTTAATTACTTCACAATGTACGGAAATTCTAGAATATTCAGACGATAAAGAAAGCGCCGTATGTAATTTGGCCAGTATAGGATTACCAACATTTGTGAATACAGTGGGTCCATCCGCACCATTCATCGATTATAAAAAACTACATGACGTCGCAAAAACAGTGACATATAATTTAAATCGTATTATTGATGTTAATTATTACCCAACCGAAAAGACAAGACGTAGTAATATGCGTCATCGTCCAATTGGAATAGGAGTACAAGGTTTAGCAGATGTATTTATGTTGATGAATATTCCATTTATAAGCGAGGACGCAAAGCGTATCAATAAACGTATTTTCGAGACGATTTACCATGCCGCATTAGAACAATCATGTGAAATGGCAATTACCGAAGGCGCATACGAAACATTCCAAGGGTCACCAGCGAGTCAGGGAATTTTACAATTCGATATGTGGGAAGTAGATCCATCAAAAGATGAACAACGATATGATTGGTCACTAATAAAGGAGAAAATCAAAACTCATGGATTACGTAATTCGCTATTATTGGCACCAATGCCAACCGCATCGACATCACAGATATTAGGTTTCAATGAATGTATTGAACCTATTACAAGTAATATATATAATCGTCGTACATTGGCTGGTGAATTTATATTAGCAAATAAGTATTTAATGAATGATTTAATGAAACTCGAGTTATGGAATGAGAAAATAAAAAATAATATTATTGCGAACCATGGAAGTGTTCAACACATTGATGTTATTCCACAAAATATTCGAGATAAATACAAGACTGTTTGGGAAATACCAATGCGTCATTTGATAGATATGGCGGCAGACCGTGGTGCGTTTATTTGTCAGAGTCAGAGTTTGAATTTATGGTTAGAAGACCCAAATTACAATTCATTAACATCGATGCATTTCTACTCTTGGAGTAAGGGATTGAAAACCGGTATTTATTATTTGAGACGTAGAGGCAGACATCAAGCACAGCAATTTACAATTGAACCTGAAAAGAAAGAAAATGGCGGAACAACCGAATTTTATGAGGACGATGAACCTTGTGAAATGTGTTCTTCATAAAAAAACCATGTAAGGTTTTTGATTTTTGTGTTTTTGAGGTTTTTAGATGTTTATTTTTTGGATGCTTTTACGATATGCTCGAAATCATTAGCGTCAATGATAATATTATGTCGCATTTTTAAATAACAACGTAAACAAACTAATACATCTACCATCGAATTATGGAGACCAGTTGCTGTTTCGCCCGTAAAAAGATGCTGATACAATTCTATCAGTCTCGGAAATTTTTTAGTAGGAGGTCTTCCTGGAATTTTGGATTCGACTAGAATATTACAAATAGGAATACCCTTACGCATAGTACAGTAACGTTCGATGTTATTGATTTTTTCATAAGTATCGCTAAAAGTAGTTAAAACGTCAGGGAAAACTGATAATATTTGTGTTCGATTACGTTCAATTTCGATTTTAATCATTTCTACGTCAAACTCCATATTATGCGCGATTAAAACGTCGCAATTCATATATGCGTCGTAGAATTCTTTCAAAATAGTAACAATAGGAACGCCTTTTTTTTTACATATATCTTTTGTGATACCGGTTAATTCGGTGATAGAATCACTAATCACCACGTTTTCATTTATATTTACATAAGCATCATATGATTTTGTAATTTTTGATTCATTCAAGTCATATATTACAAAACTCAATTGTAATATATGAGGATAATCGTCGATAGTCAAACGAGGACCATTCTGTTTCTGTTTCGGCATTAAATTATTTGTTTCAACGTCGAATACTAGAAAACGACTTTTACGAACTGGAGATGGAACAATAATGGTTGTCATATTAATAGATTTTGTTGATTTATATGATTTATATATTTTTATGATTTGGAATCAATTTTTCTTGAAAAATATAATCATAATAACCAATTATTGATATTATGATTATAATTTAATTCACAAAATAGTTTTATACTTTTGGATAACTACCTTGTAATAGCATACCACACTGACCATCGCCATTATTGAATTCTGGACCTAAACCCAATTTGATAAATCCTCCGTCGCCCCATGAAAGTCCCCAAGAATTCTTCACCAAATAATAGTCTGGACCATATCCAACAACCAAAACACCATGGTCTAGTTTGTTTCCACATACACCAGTAAAAATACCGGATTTGTATAATTGGAATTCGCGTTGGTCAGCTTCAATAGCAATCGATACTGGTTGTTGGGAAAGTGCTGTCATCATGGCGATGTCAGAACTAGGTTCAACATCAACAAAACTAGTGATTTTACTATGGTCGACGACTTTACATGTTTTTTTACAAGTGCCTGTGGTTTTGGTTTCACCTGAAACATATGGATAATCGGCTTCTGTACATAATCCACCGTTTTTCTCAATCCAAGCAAAAGCATGGTCCATCAAACCACCATTACAACCCATATCACGACCACCATTTTTGAATGTATCACAATCGACTAATTGTTGTTCAGAGAAAGTTTCGAGATTTCCGTATTTGACAAAATATGCGCCTTCTAGAGCACCGGTTGTTGAAAAACTCCAACAAGAACCACATTGTCCTTGGTCTTTTACTTCGGTTACAGCACCTTTTTTAACCCAATCGATTTCTTCTGATATCAATATGGTTGGTTCGGAATCTAGTTTATTGAAAATACGGTCCATGGGAACGCCAGAGTAGCCTAAATATTGACGGAAATCTTCACTATCCATTCCTGAAAACTGGTTATGGCCTAAGAGATACGAAAGATTTTTTCCATTGACTTCCTCGATGAATTTATGATTGGATTGCCATTTTTTATAAATATCATGGAAATGTTCATCGGATTTGAATTCGATATTGAAAAATTCAACCCATTCAGTAAATTGGTTGATGAGCGAGGACGCGTTTAAAAAAGGTAATAAACCCAAGCATAAAATAGCGAAAATGCGATTCATTATGGATATATAATAGAATTAGATAACTTTATACCGTTTGTATAAAAATCAATATAAAAAGGTTTGTAGTATATAGAGTAAAAATACACAGAAAATGACAGAATTTATAACAAAAGAATCGAAAATAACATTTGTTACGTCATTTATCGATATTTATGAGACTACATTTGAAGACAAAACAATAGAATGGCGTTTTGAAAAATTCCGTGATATCGTTTCAACTGGAATACAAATTTGTGTATATGTAAGTCCAGAATGTTATGATGTCTTATATGAATTTGTAAAAGATTTCGCGAATGTCAAAATAATGAAACGGGTATCTATAGAATCGACATGGATAGCGAAAGAATGCGCCGATGTGGAATATTATTTACCGGAATATCGTAATTATCCAAAAGATATACCACATTATATGATGTTGATTAATTCGAAATGCGAATTTTTATATGATGCCATACAAGAGAACCCATGGGGGTCAACCCATTTCGCATGGATAGATTTCAGTATTTCGTATGTATTCCATAATAAAGAGGCAACGTTGGAATATTTGGCAGCACTATCATTGAGAACATTCATAAAAGAACCATTTTTATTGATACCGGGGTGTTGGGATAAAATCGCGGAAAATAACGTCGACCAAATATCGAATGGTGTTTATTGGCGATATTGTGGTGGTTTTTTACTAGGTGATGCGAAATCGGTAGAACAAATGTTTTTGTTATATAAACAGTATTATCCAGAATGGATACGAACCCACCAAAAATTAGTTTGGGAAGTCAATTTCTGGGCATGGTTAGAGGCAAATACAGAATGGTCTCCAAGATGGTATAAAGCGGACCATAATGACTGTATTATTCATATTCCGTTGGATGTATGTTGTATAGTTTTAATACAAGATGGGTTTGACACGATGACTACATACGATTATCCACAAATAGATACATATGAGCCAGCATCGGCATCGTATATTTATTTCCAAGGGAAACATATATTAAATACGCGTTATGTGAATTACTGGTATTGGGAAACCGGTCATTGTCATATAAAGCATCCAGAAGATTTTATTATTACAAAAAATATATGTTCGGAATTAGATGAGGATACGCTGACGCCAATGTTTTATAAAGAAATGGACGATGCCAGTGTGGGATTTCAATCAAAACGGTGTTATTTTTATGGTTTGGAGGATATACGTTTGTATGAATATCGTAATACAATACGTTTTATAGCAACCAATATCGATTATTCGCCGATGGAATGGAATCGAATGATTGTCGGTGAATATCACCCAGATACACAAACATATTCGAATTGTAGGATTACAGAACCGCCATATGAAAGTTGGTGTGAAAAGAATTGGATTCCGTTGGTACGTAAAGAACCCATTGGCGATAATGGTGAGTTAATAGAACAAGAATATTTCATTTATAAATGGTATCCGATGGAAGTAGGAAAATTAGATGAAAATAATAAACTCAATATTGTTTATCGACATATAATCAACGCACCAGAATTTCATCGAGTGCGAGGTTCAACACAATTTATTGATAATGGTGAATATTTAATAGGTTTAGTACATTTAAGTGAATCTACATTACCAAGACGTTATTATCATATAATGGTTGCGTTGGACCGAACAACGTTTAAACCTACGAAATATTCCGAGATATTTTCATTTCGACATATAGGTATCGAATTCTGTATAGGTTTTGCGATACGTAATCGCAAATATGTGTTTTGGACATCACTGAAAGATAGAGAACCAATGATGGTTATGTGTGATTTCAATAGAATTCCGTTGATTTATGATTTTTGGTAAAAAAAATATATTTTTATTATATACAATAATTTTGTTTATAATAATATAATGAGTAGTTTATTTGAAAAAGCAAGAGAACAACAAAAAAAACATAAAAAATTCTATGATGATGTAGAATCTTTATATAATAATTTAAAACAAAAATATGACCCAAATAGACAACATAGTTCGATAATGAAATCACTTGATATTAAAAATGGTGATACAATAGTAATAACAGCAGATACAAACGACGACGGACGAATCATAGACAATAGTGTTGAAATAAACAAAGAAACAAAAACAACAAAGTCGGTGGGTTTTGATGATTTTGATGATGTTGATGATGATGATGATTTTAATGATGATGATAGTATAACAAGCAGTAAAACAATCGAGACTGGTAATGCAAATCAATATGATGATGAAAATATAATCAGTCCAGAAGAAAATGATGTAAATCATTACATAGAAACAATTAAACAAATTTATCATTTATCGGAGTATATATTGAATGAAATAGAAAAGATTGAACCAGTTAAATTGGGTCGTATACAACCAACCGAGAATACAGAAAAATTTACAAACAAAATTTATGAAATTATTCAAGTATTTCAAGAATATATTTTAAATATATTTTCAAATATTGATAAAATCAATGGAAATATAATTTATTATAACATATTTGATATTATTAAAAATAATGGTTTTATAAATGAACTCATAAGTAAAAGAAGTCATTTTATAAAAAGCAAGAATAAATTTAACGGAAATTATAACAATTCTAAAATACTTAAAGATTTTCAAAGTGTATTACAACAAGAAAAGGAATTTTTACGCATTATTAATGGTGATTGTAAATATTTATATGATAAAATACTAGAAAATAAAAATACGATTGATGAAAAATATATTAATGTTTATATCAGCACCAATGAGAAAATTGTTGAAAATATAAATGAAAAAATACATGATGATGATGAAGGATTCAATGCTTTATACAAAATAATATTTTCGGATAGACCAAGTAGTGCTTCATCATATACAAAGCCCAATATAATGGGTTCAAATAATAAGAATCTAGAAGTTTCAAAAGATGATACTGGTATAGGCTTTTCAAAAATTGGAAAGGCTAGCGATTTTTTAAAAAATGACAATTTACCATTGAAACCGAAACCAAAACAAAACTCATGGTTTGGAGGGTCGAACAAAAAAAAATATACAATAAAACGACTTCCTAATAAAAAATATACAATTTCAAAAAAAATAAAAAATGCTCGTTTATATAAAACAAGAAATCGAAATATTAGAAATAAAAATAAAACAAGAATAAACAAACAGATTTAGCGAAAAAAATATAGGGTTATATTATATATTTTATAATATAATGAGTAGTAATGATGAAAATAGAGTAAATGAATTAAAACAAAAAATGAATTCAATGATTTCAAATTTGGATAAGTTTTTGAATGTTGAAGGTAAAGAAACACCCAGGTCAAAATTATTAGGTGAAATAAGATATGAATTATCTATTATTATGAATGTGAATCTTGTTGTTGGAACTTTAAACTACTATGAAAATTTAATTCAAAAATATTTGGAAGGAGAAAATGAATTATTAGAAGATTATAATAATAACGCTATAAGCGATGATGATTTTATAAAAAAATATAAAAAATATCCTCAAATTAGTGTCGGTGGTGTAAATGATCAAGAAAAAAAAGATAAAAGACTAAAATTAAATAAAATAATTAATGATAAATATGAAGAATTTGAAAAAGTTATTGATGAATTAAAAAAAGATTCTTCAAAAAAAGATAAGATTGATTCATTACAAAAAGTTTTTGATACCTTTTATGGAGATTTATCTTTTAGAATAGCTGAAGGAGAATATGATACCAATCTTAATGAACCTGAAAAAATATTTGGCGATTATATTAGTAATTTAAAAAGCAAATTATCGAATATAACAGGTAAAAATCAGGATGTTGATACAGCTCCACAAAAACCTCCTAAAATCACAAGTGGTGTAACCATTCCAGCTGTCAATAGTTCTGTTCCTCTTCCTGTTCCTAGCACTAACCCTGTTGTTCCTGATCCTGTTAGTTCTGGTACTAGTACTACTTCATCTGGTGGTGGTGTTGGTTCTGGTGGTGGTGTTGGTTCTAGTGGTGGTGTTGGTTCTAGTGGTGGTGTTGGTTCTAGTGGTGGTGTTGGTTCTGGTGGTAGTTCTGTTCCTGTTACTGTTCCTGTTACTGTTCCTGTTACTGTTCCTGCTAATAGAATAAGTGATCATGACGAATTTGATGAAAAAATACAGGGTATAAAAGATTTAATATATAATCATAATGAATATAGAGATGTTATTGATTTTAAACCTGAAAATGCGGTATTAGCAATCATAAAAAAAGATGATGCAAATAATGTAAAATATACTACTATTACAATGGAAAAATTAGGTAAAAAATTGTCGATAGATTTAGATAATGATTACAATCCAATACCCAAATTAATAAAAAAAAAAGGAGGTAACACACATTTCAAGACAATCCGCAACAAGCATAACAACCATCACAAAACTAAAAAAGCAGCCAAAAAACATCTATCTAAACGCAAACAAGTAAAATTAAACAAAAACCGTAAAACTCATCATAAATAATACTTTTATACTTTTTGTATGAATAAAAGTATTATATTACTATAATATAACATATAGAATTTAGAAATAATGAGCGGTATCGATGACGATGACGATGAATTAACAAAATTATTAGGATTATTAATATTTGGTGGAGCAGGGAATGATTCTGATGCTGGTTCTGATGCTGGTTCTGATGCTGGTCCTGATGCTGGTCCTGATGCTGGTCCTGATGCTGGTCCTGATGCTGGTCCTGATGCTGGTCCTGATGCTGGTCCTGATGCTGGTCCTGATGCTGGTTCTGATGCTGGTTCTG